TAAGAAGTTTAAGAATGCCAATGGCCTAGGCACTGACGAAGTTGCTGGTCCAAAGGTCTGGGCAAGGCTTTTTGCATAATGATTGAGATTGTTGTTGCACTCATTGGCACTGTTGGTCTCATCTCTGTTGCGTACCTTGAAACAGAGCGCAGGGGATCAAAAAAGCGCTGGGCCGAAAACAAAGATGACCATAACTTTGTTGTTGACAAAATTGAACAACTTGGCAAGTCGCTTGGTCGCTCGATTGACCGCGTTGAAGAGACTGGAATCCGCACAGAAGGAAAGCTCGATCAACACATAAATGACCACGCTACAGGGAAGCTATAGTTGCGTCATGGGAAAGAAAAAAGGCGGCGGTGGTGGAGCTAAAGGCCCACAACAGCGAACACGAACAAACCCACTAACAGGTGAGGTTGAAACAATTAGCGGAACAAAAGCAGGACGCAAACGCCAGCGACTATCGCTAGGCCATCCGTTGCGCACACACGATTTACGAGTTCCAACAAAGACGAGTCAAAAGAAAAAGAAGTAACAAGCTTTCTAAATGACACACGAGCAGATGACATCATCTTCGCCGTACTCTTAGAGAAAGGATTCATTGATAGTGACGGCGGAAAAGTTGAACGTCAGCGCGTTACAAATTCTAAGCGCTACCTTAGGGGTGTTCGTCCGCCGCTCGGAGGTGACGGCGGACAGCATCACCCCATCTCCGAAAGCTTGGGCGCAGTTAGCCAGTGATACCACTGCTCCAATGTAATCTCAAAAGCGCGCACTGCGCTATGATGATCAGTGATGCCGTCAATTAATGACTCAGCAAGTTCATTGAACTTTTTATCTCGAGACAGCAACAAACCGTTTGTTATTTCGTAGTCACGAACAGCGTGATGAAACAGATGATGCTTGTGATCCCTTGACATTAGTCTTTATAGATTCGCCAGTTACCTAGCTTGCCTTTACTATTGACCATGATGTATCGTGCAACGTTGACGTTGCAGATCGGATCTTTCAATCCTTGCATTTTGTTTTCAACAGCAGCATCGCCACATACAAGTTTTGTCACAGAGTACCAGCTCGAGTTGATTTGCAATAAGCCAGTATCATACGAGCGATCTTTGTTAAGTGCGTATGTCATGTTTCCATTGGCGTCCCATTTGGCGTTCTGTGCCTCTGGGTTGCAACCACTTTCGCGCCAGGCGATGTACGAAAAAACGTCTACTGGTAGCAACGCTGCCTCGTAAAGGAGAGGTTCCCACATCGGGCATCGCTTCTTTGGATCCCGTGGGTAGTTAAATCTTGCGTCATATGGAGATGCAACCACGAATGATTGCTTGTCTACGAGAATAACCTCTCGTGAGGTTTCTGTGTATTCGCCCATAGTCCCAATGGGACTCGGAGGTTCCTTGCCGCTGGTTGTGGCATCTACTACGAAACCAGTAGCTGCGGTTACCAAGCTTGCAAAAGATAATAGTATACCGTTAATGAATCTCATGTGTGCAGTCTCCTCGGGTAGGGAATAGGACGCTCAAGGACTGTGTAAGGTAGTTCTAACTATACCAGGTCAATCAATTGATTGTTACAACTTACGAACAAAAAGTAATATGACCCTTTGTTTATATAGGAAATAACTTTTTAAGATCTACTTCTAAATCACGTTTTTCAGCAATGACATTCGTGATTTGATGGTAAAGTTGTATTGTCATCGCGGCCGAAGGATTGACTAATGTCTGCTGGTATTCATCACATTTCAATTGAGCAAGGTGCAACATTCACGCAGGTAATGACGTGGAAGATTAGCGACGTGGTTGTAAACCTTACTGGATACACCGCACGACTAAAAGCAAGGTCAACAGTTGGAAGCAGAAATGTTCCGTCAATGTCACTTACTAGTGCTGTTGGTGGAGACATTACTCTTGGCGGCGCTGCTGGAACAATTACCATTAGCCTAACCGCTACTGAAACTGCAGCACTAAACCCTGGAAAGTACACTTACGACCTCGAGCTTCAATCCTCGGGAGGAGTTGTTACCCGTCTGCTGAAAGGCAATTTGACGGTTGTCGCGGAAGTAACATACTAATGACCAGTGTCGTATACATCGCTGGATCAAACACAACTGTTGAGGTTTCAACTACAACAAACACTGTTGAGATCAACACAACGAATACCACAACTGAAGTAGTTGTTTCTAACCTTCAAGGTCCACAAGGTGTGCAAGGTCCAACTGGCTCCGCAGGCGCTACTGGACCAACTGGCGCTCAAGGTACTCAAGGCGCAACTGGTGCAACAGGACCAACAGGCGCGGCAAGTACTGTCACTGGCCCAACTGGCCCAACTGGACCACAAGGCAATGCAGGTAGTTCAGGAGCTATAGGAGCAACAGGAGCAACTGGTGCTGCTGGACCAACTGGCCCTACGGGTGCGGAAGGTGTCACTGGACCAACTGGTCCACAAGGCGAAACTGGCATTACTGGTGACTCAGGCTCACAAGGTTTACAAGGACAAGGATTTGATTTTCGAGGTCCATACAGTCCAGGATCAACTTACAATGAGTACTTTGTAGTAACTTACAATGGTTCTGCCTACGTCTGCCGCGAAAATGGTGTTGTTAATGTTGTACCAGGCTCTAGCCCAGCTTGGGATTTATTTGCAGAAAAGGGCTCAACTGGTCCTACTGGACCTTCTGTGACAGGTGCGTCAGGGACATTTACATCTTCAAATGGGAAAACAGTCACAGTTACAAATGGAGTAATTACAAGTATTGTCCCTTGATCTTCAGCAACTTCTGAGTCAATTTAGGTTAATACCTGCAGCGGAAAAATGATAACTAACAACAGAGTCTTAATACTTGCTGCTGGAGATGGCTTGCGATGGGGAAACTACCAAGGCGTCGCTAAGCACTTTATCAATATTGACGGCGAGAAAATCTTGCATCGCACGTGTCGCCAGTTTCTCAGCTACACTGATGACGTGTATGTAGTTGAAAAGTCCGACGAGTACGTGTATCCAGGAACCAAGCTATTTGTGCCTCCACACGACATCTCCTGGGGAGACTTTGCCAAGTATTGGTCCTCGAGAGAGCTTTGGTCTTTAGAAAGAACAGTACTTGCATTTGGCGACGTGTACTACACTGATCAAGCCATAGAGAAGATTATGACAACACCGGGCGAGATCATGTGGTTTCTTCGACACAACCACTCGACAGTTACCGGCGGAAGACCTGAGATCTTTACGCTTGCATTTGACTCAAGCACACACGCGGTACTTGACCAGCATCTTGAGAGGCTGATCAAGGGTAAAGTTCCTCCTCCAGGCGGCTGGCGGCTGTACAAAAGTCTTGTCCGTCCGCACTATCAAAACAATAAGATGCATGTTGTTATTGATGATGAGACTACCGACTTTGATTTTCCCTACGATCTAGACAATTTTGAGCGTCTAAGACTAGAAAGAAAACAATCGTAAAAGCCTTATAAAATAAGGGCCAAAACCATATAACCTTAACCTTAATGGTATACAATCTGACTTGTACATTAACAGCAGCAAACCGTTGCTAGATAAGGGTTTCGTATGGCAACTAAGAAGAAAGAGGTTGCATTCCTCTACGCACGTGTTTCTACGCAAATGCAAGCAAACGATGGCATGTCGTTAGGCGCGCAGGAGCGAGATCTTAAACGAGCAGCCGAACTTGCTGGATTTACAGATGTAAAAATTCTCCGAGAAGAAGGTCGGTCAGGTAAGTCAATCAAAGGACGACCTGTACTTCGTGACGCACTTGAGAAGTTGGACAAAGGCGAGGCGTCTGCGTTGTTTGTGACTAGGATTGATCGCCTTGCTAGATCTACCCAGGACTTTCTTAGCATCGTTGATAGGGCCCATAAAAACGATTGGCGAATTGTCATGCTTGACCTCAACCTTGACACTGCCAGTTACCAGGGTCGGTTTGTTGTCACAATCATGTCGGCGCTTGCTGAAATGGAACGAGCTATCATTGCTGAGCGCCAACGAGATGTCCATAAGGATCGCCGAGAAAAAGGACTTAAGTGGGGAGTAGATCTTGGACCAAAGCGCATGATCTCTGACGAGCTGTATGAAAAGATCGTAGAGCTTCGCGGACTAGGAATGTCGTACGCAAAAATTGCAAACAAGTTTAATGCTGAAGGTGTACAAACGCCGTTTGAAAAACGCTGGTACGCTACAACGATAAAGCAGTACATTGACAAAGGCGATAAACAGATTAGGTCAGGGGAGGAAAATCCTCAACCCTGACCTAACCGTTTTGGCTGCCTCTCTCCCAAGGCGCCAGACCTTATGTACTTAGAAGCTCTTGCTAATCGCCCGCGCTATTAATGACGTCGTTTACATACTCTTCTACTGTCATACCTTGCTCGGCTGCGCGTTTTGTGATCATCTTATAGTCTTTTTTCTTAATAGCTACAACACAAAGTGGCGCACCATTTACAGTGATGTCTACTTTGACTTTTCTCATCGGGCAAACCTCTGAACAGTTCCCCAGTCAACCTCGCCGCTTTGAACAACTCGAGGTAGAAGTTGGCGACCAATGATTTGAGCTCTTGAACCGTGGCCATCAATTTGAAGACCTCTGTCCGACAGCTTTCGTTGAAACGCAATCTGTGTCATTGCCTTTTCGCCACGCTCTTCGCTCCAAGCTCTGTACACGGCGTATAGGGACTTTACAGGCGTTGCAGTATTTTCAGCTTCTTTGGTTTCTTCAGTTAAGAAGAATCCAATTCTGTCTTCATTCTTTCTATAAATGTCGGCAGCCTCGCTTACGGCCTTGCACCAACCTAAGCCATCACGTGCGCTGGAACCAAGCAACTTGATTGCGCCTTCAACCGCCCATGAAAGAACTGCAGGAAGTCCACCTTCAGGATCAAAGATGTAATGCTTAAGGTCTGGATCTGGGTTTTCAGGAACATTCAACAGTGGCACTGGACGAATACGGCGCCACATTGCATCATCAGTAATGATTGGTCTGTGGTTAGTCGTAACCCACAACTTAGCGCGTGATTGAAATGTAAACGGCTTTTCACCAGGTGAACGTGCTGAGATTTCAGATGAACCAGTCAATTTTTTGATTGAGTTTTCTTTGATACGCTCGCCGTCTGGCAATTCGTCAACCCACACCATGCGACGGCCACGAAGCTCGGCCCAGTGGTAAAGATCAGAACCATGCGCTTGTCCATCGCCTTGAGCAAGAATGCTTGAGTCAAGTGGCCATGCGTACTGAGATGTTCCCATCGCCTTAACCAAAGCTTCAACCATCGTGTTCTTACCAGAGCCTGGAGGACCGTAAACCATGAACATAACATCGTATGTTCGCAAACCAGTTAGTGAATAGCCTGCGGCTTTTTGCAACCACTCTTGTAATTCTTTATCGCCACCAGTAGCAAAGTCAATAAACTGTTCCCAACGCACGTTGCGTATTCCAGGATTGTAAGCAACAGGTGCACGTCGTGTGATGTAAAGGTCTGGTCGTCCGCGCAATAGCTCACCAGTGCGTAAGTCAACAACTCCGTTTAACACACCAATAAGCGTTTCATCGCTGTCCCAAGACTCAACATCAATCAAAATACGCGGGTCAGACGTTGCGCTTTCAATCAAACCATTGATACGCGAGTTTGATTTTGCTTGCTGCGCCCACTTAATAACTTCTGATTGCTTGTCTGCATCGTCAAGATAATGAACAACCTCACTCGCAACAATTGGCGCAACCTTCTTTGAAAGCTCGCGCATTTCAAGACTTTCAATATCTGGCTTCCAATACCCACCGTCCCAGTGAAACCAACCAAGTCCTGGTGTGTAGCGAACTGCGGCGCCAAACGAGTCAATCAACCGTCGGCCATTGCCAACGTCTGTAAGCGTTCGCTTACCAGGCTCGCCACCCTCCTCCTCACCAAGTGCGTCAGGGTCTTTTGGCACATCAATGTTTGACAGGTTACTTGCGTTTGCAAGTGAGTCGCCGTCTTCAACAGATGATAGTACCGATCCGCCAATCGTGCCAGGTAAGTTTGAAGTTGTAGTTTGAGTCGAGCTTTGTATTGGTTTTTGTTGTGTCTGCGCTGGTGTCTGTTGCGCTGGCTTTGATGCTGAAGCTCGAGACTCTTCTTGTGACTTGTTCGCCCACTCTTGTAGCCCAGGCCACAAGCGTTCAGTCTTAGGATTGTCAATAACAAACTGCATTGCACGACGAACGTGCATAAGCAATCCACCAGGGCCTTCAAGTTCTAGTGGTGGACGAACTTTCTCTGCATTGAACCTAATCATCATAGTCTCAACTGCAAGTCGTCCTGCTTCAGTGTGAACTGGAAACTTATTTGCAAGCGCGCACGTCATCGAGTAAATGTCAACGGCGCGAGAACCTTCGTCAATTCCCTCCTCGAGAAGACGATCAACATCGACGCGCTCACCGCCCCACTCAAGTCCTTCAAGAAATCCCCAGTCGCCAGAGCCAAGAGAAGCAGACATATTTTTATTTCTCTTGCGCAAAGTAACAAGCAGCTCTTCTGGCGCTTGTGCTATCTCAATTTCCCACGGCGCCTTGCCCTTAACCCACTCGTAGCACACTCCCGAAAAGTGACGTGACGGCGCAATCAATACATATCCATTATGCTTGATGTCAATTCCGTTTAGGCCAGATTTTTTAAGGTTGCCGACCAAGTTTTCTGACTCTTCGCAACGATAAAACAAGTGGCGCCCACGAGTAGCTTTTCCTCCCATCGTGTACGCGCCAGTGATTGCCTCAACTGTCGGTGGTAACGCGCCTTCAACGAGTGCTTCAAACTTCTCAAATGAGTCTGGCCCACCAGACCGCGGGTCAATGTCAATTACAAAGAATCCACTTGGGCGGCAGAAAACGCTGACGTTGCTCTCGCTGCCTTCTGGCCACCAGTTTTGAATAGCAGAAAGTTCACTTGTTGCCTGTGTGTTCCACTCGGGAATGCTTGGGTGTTTGCCGACGTCCTTTGGTTCAGCGTGGGTTCCACCACAAGTGCATCGGCCGTTGTTGATGCCATAGCATGGCATAACTTTCCAGCCATTTTG